GGCTTTGCATCCGCTGTCCATTCTGTGTCTGTTACAATGTGTTCCAGTCTGTTGATTGTGTGCATACGCTTTGAAGTTCTACCACTACGCTCTTCATTCCAACACTTACGACATGTTTGTGGCTTTTTGCCATCTAAAAACTCTTGACGTAGTTTACGCATGTACTCACTGTTGTGTACAACGTTTAAGTCTGTTGTCATTAGAGAATATTTGTTGCCGTCTTCATCTTTGATTTCATCTTCTGCTAGACAACAAGGTCTTGTTGTGCCAATCGGTGAGGTTTCTAAACTAACCCAAGGTAGTACACAGAATTTATCGTGTGGAAGTTTCACTTCAATGCTCCTAGCTCTGGTATAAAGTCCAATATGTTTTCTTTGCGTATCCCATCAAGTTGATTGGTCTTCTGCCAAAACTTTTCTAATAGATGTGAGTTGTCTGTGCTATCCATATACTGCAATGCACTTTCAAAACCTACTGTTGCTCTGTTTAATTTGTCCATTGGACGCAACCATGCCAAGTGCTTCTCATACTTTGTTTTGATCTCTTCTTTGTATGCTTGTGGTGCAATATCAAGACGAAAGTAATCAGGATCTTGTAGTATGTTTACATTTAAATCTTGTGGCTTTATTAATCCTTTGCCAACCCATTCTTTGTGAAAGTCAGGCAAGTGCATTGCATTCATAATGCTTAGTGTAGGACTAATATAAAAGTCAACACGTGGACATATCTCCATCATCTTTCGTCTGTTGTCTTCTACTACTTCCCACTCAGTACCTTTGCGTATGTATTCGGCTCTTGGACCCATAGCATCGAGACTTGCACCAACTGCTACACTGTCAAACTTCTTCCAGTAGTCAAACACCATTCTGTCTTTTAATTTAACTTGTGTGAAGTTTGAATTGTAAATCAAGCGTACATCAAATCTTCCTCTACGCTCTAGTTCTTCTAGTATAACATAGTGTTCGTCCATCATCAATGGTTCACCGCCAGCAAAGTAAATCTGCTCTACATGATCAAGATGTTCCATTAGTTGTTCCATCATGTCAGTTTTGAAACGTCCAGCATAGTTTAACACACTGTTGTTCTTTGCCCATTCTGGACCTGCCAGTGCAGTTTGATCTTTGTACCAACTGCTGGAAAATATATGCCCACAACTTCTACAACTTAGGTTACACAAGTTTGAAAAACGTATGTCCCAATAGGTCATTTCAAACTCTTTGTGTTCACCGTCTTCTGTAGTATTTTGTGTTCTGTGTATATGATGTCCATGGTGTTTATTTGCACTTTGTCTACCACTAAAGAAACCTGATTCTTCTTGTTCATAACAACGGCCACATGCCTCATTTTTTGTTTCAGTTAACATGTCTTTACGCAGTTGCTTTTGCTCTGGGCTATTCCAAATCTCTTGCATTGTGTTTGTCTTGCAATTACCAACTTGTCCTACTCCCATTTCAGCATGACAACAAGGATATGCTTCACCAGTGGGATATGCATGCAGATGTATCCATGGATACATACAGAACGTTTTACTTTCGCTAAGAAGTCTTCGCTCGCGTTCTTCTAAGCTGTTAAGCGATATCTTTATAGGCTCACTACTGTTGTAATTATAACTCACTATACCATTCCTTTAGTTCTGGAAACGTAGCTTCAAAGTTTTTATTACGTCTTACATCATATTGTTGATAAAACTTTTTGAAGTCATTGTGCAACTTAGGTATATCAAATCCTTCACTGTGCGGCTCATCAACAACTTGTAAATATTCAATAAGCCTATCTAGTTGCCCTAATTCAAATTCATGGAAACAGTCAGAACGATTGAGATACTTAGGTGCCCAATTTTGTCTAAGTTCTGTAAGTTTTGCAACATGCTTTGCTTTTATTTCATCTGGCAAAACTAAAGGACTTTGAAAACTTGGAAAACGTAATATATTAAAGCTCATAATTGCAAATCGATTGCTATTATATTCTAAGCGTTTTTGCATTATACTATCGACTAAGTCAGGAAGTGTTTCTAAGCATAGAGCATTTATGGTTAGCATACAATGTGTATCGATGTCTGCATTGTGTAACTTTTGCATATTTGACCACCATTGATCAAATACCATACCATCACGTATGTATTCAGCGGCTCCGTCTATTGCTTCGCAACTACTGTACACACCTAAACTTGGCAAATGCTTTTTTACATCGATTAAACGTTGTATAAGTTCTGGCTTTGCTACTAAATTACTATTGATTGCTAAACTAGTTTGACTCTTGTCACCGTTTTTTTCAAACCATTCTATTAACTTCCACAAGTCTGCACTCATTAAAGGTTCGCCGCCAGTTACTCTTAACTGTCTAAGTGTTTTGTGTAGATCGCTTTCCCACCATTTAAAGAATGCTTCTACATATGGATTAAACTCTCCATATCCATATAGCTGGCTGCTTTGATGGTCGTGAGTAAAATGACCTCTTCCGTCACTTTGTAAATCTTGGTATGGCCCGTTGTTTTTTAAATCTTTTACCCATGTGCTAGAAAAAGCAGGATTGCAGTAACTACAAGCAAAATTGCACGTTCTATCAAATGCAATCTCAAGACTTCTAAGTTCAAAGTCCTGTTCACTATCTGTTGTAAATGCGTCTGTAAGTTCCTTGTCAGTATATATCCAACTTTTATAAACTCTATCACTGATGTGCTCTGTACCCATATCTTCTATTTTCCAACAATACTCACAACCTGCAGGACGTTCGCCACATTGCATTTGTCTGCGTTGTTCTTTCTTCTCAGGTGTGTTGTGTAATAGTTTAGGATTTGTCTGTACTGCAATAGGATCTATTTTATGAGGAAGTGGATGATGACAACTTGTAGTCATTCCACTACCTAGCCATACAGTAGCGTTATACCATTTAGCACCGCAAAAACTTTCACTCCGGTTATCCAGATGTTGTTTTTTAAAATCAACAGGTAATAGTTTTGATTGCAAAACTTCAAAATGATCTTTTGGATTTCCTTCACCTATCATGTAAGTTTCTTTCTTAAAATTTCTTTTACATCTTCTTCCGTAAAATTTAATTGCCACAAGCCGTTAAAACTTACATAATTTACATTTGTAAGATTAGCATATTGTTCATTATCTGTGGACATTATACTAAACTCAAACAGTTCAGGAAGTATTAAATCTTTATAGTATATATTCTTTATTATAACATGATCATTGGTATTTGTCACGTAGTTTTTTCCATAAAATTCTACTTTGGCATCATATTGATTGCATGTAACATTTGTTCTAAATGATCCATGGTTCTCAAATTCTAATTCTATCATTTGTATCTCGTTGTAATTAGTACACTTGCTCTAGCATCTTTATTTTTAAAATTAGCACTTACATGAAAGTTTTCTCTGGGCCATATCATTGCCTCGCCTAATTTCCATTGGTGGATATAATCTACTGTGAGTCCTCTTAATGCATCATAATTTAAATGTTTAAGATAGTTATCGTAAACTACTTTGTCAAACGGTGTGTCTTGTAATCCATATTCTTCTCTAGTAACTTGTTTATATGTAGTAATACCTTTACTTCCTAATCCTAAAGCAGAATTAAATGTTACTGCTTTATGACTTGTTTGATCAAAAATTAAAGTATAATATCTATCTATATTATCAACACTAATAGGTATTAAGTAACTATTTGCGATATCTTCTTCAGCCTCTATATATCCGTCACTGTGTATTCCACCTGCACTATAATCAAAGTTTATATTTACAGTTGTAATTTCTTCATTGCTAGGAAGACGTCCTTGCAGTTGTTGCAACTTCTTACCAAAAAATGGCTGAGCATAATGAGTCATTGTTAATAGTCGTTGACCGTTATCTCTAGTTTCGGGTAACACACTATGATACCACTTGAACCAATCACATTCTTCCTTTGTAAAGAAGTTATCTATCTTTCTCATTTGCAAAATACTCTTTGATCTCGTTTAAAACTTTTTTTGTACTTTCCTGTCCTTCTTGCGTGCCTGTGCGTACACCTAATCTTTTCTGTATGTCGAGCAGTAACGGATTATTAAATTTCCAAATTATATGCCCATTGTGTCCAAGATACAAGTTACCGTCTTCTTGAAATGGTTCGTCCCACGGAGCAGTGATTGGATATTGCGTACTATCCCATAGCATATTTTTTACGTCAATATTGTTCACACGCATACCAACAACTTCAATATACTTGTCGTGTTCTGTGTATGCGTTCTTGCCATAGTGTTCTACTATTAAGGTGCTTGTGCCTTCTAGTTTTGGAAGAACAGTGAACTCGATTTCCTGCCCATTGGCTTCAAAGTTTGCTACTTGTTTATTATCCCATAGTATCCTACACAATGGCCATTGGCCACTATGCTCACTATGAGTGTAGTATATCTTTAAAGTGATAGGTATTTTGTTTAATACGCTCATAACTTGCTTTAAGTCTTTTTAATTGATGATCACCGTTCCACACTGTGTAGCCTAAATCCATAAGCAATTCCTGTAGATCAATTCTCCGGTTGATTCGTTTGAGTAAGGTAAGTTCAGGATTGTCTTTGCTAGTCCAATCAAAACCAAATAATTCTTCGTTTTCTGAAGTAGGTTCCAATCCAAAATGTAGACTATCTTTGTGTAAAGGACTACCTTCGTCAATACTTAATGTTCCTCCTAAGTTAACTCCAAAAATAGTTCCGTCTATTGCATAACCTTGATATTTTGTAAACATTTGCATTGTTTCAAGATGATGTTCTTCTTTTTCTGTAGGATACCCTACAATCATTAAAAAATAACAATTTATGCTATTCCTTCTAAATTGTTCTAATGTGTAATCCAAGTCTTGATTAGTAAAACCTTTGTTCATATCTATTCTAATTTGTTCACTTAGACTTTCCACACCCATTGCAAGGCCATTCATTCCACTTTTTGCAGCATTGATGTAATCTTGCGGACTTAATTGTTTTTCAGTACGTACAATCCATTGTCCTCCCCAACTAAAAAATCTATCTGGAAGGTTGTTTTCTTTGTAGTATTCAACTAAGGTTTGGCATAGTTGTCTAAAACTTTTTAAGTTGCCATTTATTAGACTATCTGTAAAGAAAAAATCACGTACTCCGTACTTCTCATAATGTGCAACCATTTCGTAGGCAACATTCTCACCTGATCTATATGTGTACTTTTTCCAGAATGCATGTATATCACAAAAACTACAACGCCTTACACAACCTCTACTTGATGTAATTGGTAACTGTATCTTTTCGATGGTATAACGGTAATTGTAATTTATAACATCATCGTAATTTGGATATGCTAACTCATTTAGGTCTGTTATTTGTACATAATTGTCGTTGTTTATACCATCGCCGGTATTTTCTTTGAGAATGTCTGTCAATGCGTGTTCACCTTCACCTCGCACATAGTAATCAACTTGCTTGTTGTCTAGTAAATGATTTCCAAAATCATTAACCTGTGTTGCAATACCTGTAGTGCTTAATCCAGCACCGCCAATTATAATTTTGCCTTTGTAAACTTTTCTCAATATTGTGCATAGCTCTCTTGTTGCAACCTGGCATTCAAAAGTAAAAACACTGATTCCTACATGCTTAGGATTAAGTTCAACAATATAATTAACAAGGTCAGTATACCATTGATCTATAATTTTTTGACAGTGTGTTGTGATCTCTGCATTTGGAATAGTAAAATAATTAGTGATAGTTTCAAAATCATCGTCATCGTTGATACTATTCAACAGTTCATAGTTAGCATCTTTGACCTTGCACGTAAAGCCTTGTTGTTCTACTACTCCTTTCAGCAGACTAGTTCCTGCTGGAGGGTAAACTAGACTAATTCGTGGCACGTTAATTAATAAAAGATCAGTTTGCATATATGTAGTTATCTCTAAACTAATTGTTAGACAAATATTTACATTCTTCCCACCACGTTTTCATGTCTGGAAAGGTTTTGAGAAAGTCTGTGCTTCTACGTCTATCATGCTCTGCAAAGAATCTGTAGAAGTCTGCTTTGTTACGATTTATATATTCACTATCTAGTTTTTGTCCATTACGCATCCACGCAATATCTCTGTCTAGTCTTGCTACTTCGTAGTCTTTGAATCCTTTAAAACGTTTTGCTTCTGTTTCTAAATTGTCACTCATCCACTTTTTACACAAGTCTAACTCATGCACATAACTTTCTGGTAATATCTGTAAACTCTGCCAGCTAGGTGTACGTAGTACTGGAGTATCAAACCAAACACGTTGATAGGTTTTGCTATATATTTGTCTGAGTCCTAGTATACCCGCAAACAGATTCTTCAGTGTTGTTAGACTTAGATTGTTCATTGTAATAATAAATGTTATACTATTGCGTTCGGGTATATCATTGAGAAACTGGTTTACTCTATCCCACAATAGATTAAAGTCTAATCCATGACGCATGTATTCTGCGGCTTCAAACATTCCATCAAGACTAACGTACTGCATAAAGTGTTCAACAGTTCCTGGCTTCTCACATAACATTGTAACATATGCTTTGTAGCGTTGCCAGAGTTTTTCATCAACGCTAAAGTTTGAAGTTGTACTTAGGTGCAATTTTGTACTTGGATTCATTAACACATAGTCAAATACACGGTATGTATTCTTATCCATCATTGGCTCGCCACCAGTCATTCTAAAATGTTCAAGCTCAGGATATAGCGTGGGCCACCATTTCCAAAATGCTTCCACATAAGGATTATGTTCTCTTGCTGGTATAGGTCTGCGTTCACCAGTAAAGTGACTAGGATCATTGTGAGGTATGGACGTTGGCCATGCACCTTCACGTTTTGTTTCTTTCATCCAACTGCTACTATATTGCGGAGAACAATAGCTACAACTTAGGTTACATGCACTGTTAAAGTCTACTTCTACATAACTAGGAGTTATGTCTTGATCCCAAGAAGCATTTTTTATAGTTTCAAAGTCTTTCATTGCCCACGGCTCACCACTACGATAATGCCTGTCACTTAGTTTGTCGTTGTCTTCCATTGCCCAACAGTAACTACACTCAGGAGGTCTAGTACCTTCTAACATAAGTTTACGTTGTTGTTTTTTGTGTTTTGTGTTGTGCAATGCACTAGGGTTAAGTTTAATCTCTTCAGCATCTACTCTGTGTAATGGCGGATGGTAGCAACTATTGTTCATACCAGTTGTTAAATGCAAACTAAGTTGTTTCCATTTAGCCAAGCACATGCTAGGCGAAACTGTATCTAGTTTTTGTTGTGCTTGCTCAGCATCAGTGAGAAAATCACTTTTAAAATTCTCATCAACACCATCACCTTTGTTATTCATTTAAAATACCTTGTAATAAATTAAAAAGTGTTATAGTTCCTTCTTTGTTTAGATGGCCATCATCTAATCGTTGTCTTGGACCCATATATGGATAGACAAGCTCGCATTCCACTTGTCTCTCAGTCCACGAAAACCCAACAACTTTTTTATCCATTGAAATTAAAAAACTGACCAACGTATCAATCAACATATTACTTAGGTTATCACTATAAGGAGGTCCGTATACTGAATAAAAATATTTGTATACTTCTTTATGTGCAATGTCAAGCTGGTTGTTATCAAGACCCAAACCCTGTCCGTGGAAGCCTGGAAAAAAATCTAAATCCTGATTCTGGTACTGAATTCCAAAACGATCTGCAAATGTAAAACCTAAAACAAATGTGTCAAAGTTTTTGTAATTTTGGTACGTATCAACTGCAATTGCAATATTACTTTTGCCTGGTCGAGATTTATCATCTACATTATAACCACCTAAGGTTGTAAACAATGAGCCAAGTGAATGATTTCTATCAAGACCCGTTCCATATGTAAGACTACAACCGTCTAAATATAGACTTTTTATCATCCTTCTTGACTTCGTATATCAAAACCACTTACCTGTAGTGTGTATTTGTCTCGCATTCCTGCATTGGCACTAACATGTAGATGATTGCTATCCCATATCCAACCTTCACCAGCTTTCCAGTGTGTTGAATTGTGCCATTTTTTGTCTTTTTCATATTGTATAAACTCACCAACACTCCAGTCTTCTAAATACATGTTGGCTCTTACTTTTAATCTAGTATCATTGGGATATGCTTTTTTAATTTGAAAGAATGTATCTCTATGTACAGGAATCATATTACCCGGAGGCTGAAGTATACTGCTCACAGTAACAACTTCTATACCCAATTGATCTCCTAGTTCTTGAAAGTCTAGTTGTTCTTTGGTCCACCATAGTTGTCTTATTAGTGTGTTACCCATGTCATAACTATCAGGAAATCCTCCAAAACGTTCATGTATATCTGTCAGTTCGTGTACTTGATGACTAATACAACTTCCACTGTGTACACTGTAATCTGCACTTGTAAATATATCTAAATTGTAATCTAGTTTAACTGCTTTAATCATTTTACCATCCTTCTTGAGATCTAATTACATCAATTTCACGGGTCATAATACTTTTGTTGTGCCAGTTACTGCAATAATGATGTTTGAAAAACTTGCTTTGTACAGGTGTGTAGATGTTCATTGGCAATCCCAATGAACGATTGAGGTCATCTGCTTTTAAATTTATTAACTCGCCGGGCTTCATGTGTTTTACGTCTTCCCACATAGCATCTAGTCTAGCAAAGTCTTGTACTTCTTTATAATCCCAAGTACTCATCATTGTTTTCCATGTGCCTAGTCTTGCACCTGCTATTGCCCACAAGCCGTGTTCGGTATCACTACCTATATTGTGCCATATAGTCAAGTGATCCAAGTTTCTATTGTGTACACTTTCTCTAAAGTCACCGGAGCTTGGCTTTGTACCTCTGTTAAGGCACATCTTTACGCCTTCTCTAAAACCAGCACGGAACGCATGCTTCTCACTGCCATCTGGGTATGTTGTTGAGTAACAGTTATACATTGGCCAGTACAGATCATCAAAGCAAAATTCTACATCAGTATCATCAGCACCCGCACTTGCTTCGTGTGTACGCATATTCTGTACAAATGTTTTAGTCCAACTACTGATTCCACCATTACCATACATCAGTCCATTGACGTTGTTCCTTGCTCTCCAACGATACACTGCTTGTTCGTAGTTTTCATCTTTGTATTCAATTGTTTCGTTGAAAAAACTTTCTTGTGGCAAATTGTCACCGTCAATTAGTATAAAACGTTCAGTATCACTGGCTTCAGCGGCTGCTTTGTGTGCGGCATCTGATCCGTGTACTCCGTCAACACGTTTTGCCCAAGGCACCATGTTGCGTATCTTAACCCAAAACTCTTCCTTCTTAGGTTCATCATAACTCAAGTATATACAATCTAAATCAGCAATGTCAATCATTATTTCTATATTTTCCGTCAAATGGTTTTAGATATGTACCGCCTGCAATCACACATGCTACTTCATACTGGCCAACTTTGTGCAAACTAAAGATACTAAACGTGCTTTTGTTAGGAGCAACATACATCAACAGGTCTGATTCAACCATATTAGGTTTCATAAGTGGTTTAAACTTAAATGTACCTGATGCAAACTCTTGTTCTCCGTATAAGTTTACTAGTTCGCTTATAAACTTTATACCGTCTTCTCTACATGGAATTGTTATGTTTAATAATAGTTGTGTCTTTTGTGTTGGTTTAGGCTTTGGTGGTTCTTGTGCTTGTACGTTGTATGCAAACAGAATTACAAATAAAGTTATAACAAATTTTATCATAATAGTTTCCTCTAAAACTATATTTACTCAGCGTCGTGGGTTTTTATTTTCCACCTGGTTAAGCTGTTACTATCAATAATCATTACATTATTGGTTGCACAGGCTACTCCTTCATTGCTCGGAACTAATTTAGACCAACGTATTGCATTATTTACTGTGGTTAATTCACCATTAATAACCACACTATCGTAACGACTTTCAGCATACTGTTGTTTTGTTATTACAATACAATCACCATCTTGCTCATCTGTTGTATACTGTAAAGGTTTACCTGTTTCTTTATTATAGTACAATCGATATGAATAGTCAACCGGTTTTTTTGGTTTTATTATATCTGCAAACAGTTGATTAAATTCTTTAGGATTTATCATAACACTCTCCTAGTTTCTTGGCTAGATACTTTTGATGATAATGCACAAACCCATGTTGGTTATGTCCGTTGATACGTATTACACCATCAACTATTTCCCATATTAATTCTTTGTTCCAATCAAATGCACTGGTTTCTAATATATCTGGTTTCATGTGTACAATCTGTGGACCTAATCCTGGAGTAACAAATTCATCTGCACACAATGCATAAATCAAATCAGTGCTTGGGTTTTCATTTTGAGCACCTTGTACATTTACTTTAATTTCATCCCAAGACTCAAACAAATGTTTTACAGTACTAAAAAATTCCTTAGCCTCACGACTCATTCTCCAGTAAGTGATTGCATTGTATACATCAGGTAAATTGTTTCTATCAAATACTTTTCTATAACGTCGATTACTTGATGTGGTGTTATGATAGTTTCTACAACCTGTTGATACCCAAACTGGTTTAGTACGATATAAGTTCCACCAGTGCTCAACTGGTCCACTTACTATCATGTCTGCTTCCAACTTTACTGTTTCGTGGAACGGACTAGCATCAAACACTTGCCAATCAGTTGTCCAGCCACCAGTATTACCATAAGGAAACTGTTTTACATAATCAAACAGTGGATTACTATATTCAACATCAGTGAGTAAACAAATTTTTACATCAGGATGCCAGTGTCTCAAGCTCTTTGCAAGTGTTTCTGCACATGCAATATAATCTTCACTACCTACTATGAGGTATCCTTTGTCTGCTTCATACTGCATACAAGTTCTCCAAATAGGTTTTTCCCATAACGTGTAAATCGTGATGTTCTATACATATACGCCTTGTTGTGTGTTCTATCCACCACTTATTATCTAAGAGTTCTACTTTGATGTCTGGATATACGTTAAACAAAGGCCATGGAATATCACACTGTGTTGGAATGGTATTGCCATTGCAAAGCAATAATGAAATGCTTAATGCAAAATCATTGCGAAATTTTCTTGGATCAAACCCAAAGATATTAGAATAATGATAATAGTTTTTTTCTACCATCTTCCATACTGCAAATACATCTTGTGAGAACGTGCTTTTGTCAAATATAACCACAGTGGCCCACCACATTTGTGTATTTTTAGTGCCAAATCTTTCTATGCGTTTTTTCTTCTTAAACACCTCTTGAACTGATTTGTGAGCAAGAAATGGTTGTGAACACTCTAACATAGGTGATAAGTCTGCACTGTTTACCATATAGTCTGTATCAACTAATAATGTTCTATCATATGGTGTGTGATCTATTGCACAGTTTCTTCCAAAGTTATACCACGCTGATGATCCTCCTAGATCAAAATCATATTTTTTGTTTTTATCACTGGGTTTATCTACAATAATCTGTTGATCAAATATATCAGTTTCTAGGTTAACATCTGTTACTAAGCTCACTGGTATATCTAAATACTGTTGTATTCGTTTTGCACATTCTATAGCAAGTTTAGTATACTTAATCTCACTATCAAATGCAAAAAGTAAAGCACCTGTGGTCATCTGTTTTTAGATATTTCGTTGTATTCTGATTGCCATGCGTTCATTTGTTCTTGCCAGCGTTCCATGACTAACTTCTTAAGTTCAGAGGCATCAACACTGATTGGAGTATTATAGTAATCTTCTAATACAATTTTTCCAGGCGAGTCTGACCACATTCCTAAGCCACAAGCATCACATAATAATATTAACTCTGGCCCAGCTTTCCACATACCCCCTTCGTATGCAAAAAGCATTTTGGCCTGATAGGTTTCACGAAGTATAAGCCTTGCCTGTTGGTGATCAAATCTAGTTCTTATTTTTTTACTAAGTTTTTCTGTATCCATATTTTTACTTAGTCACAAAAAAACCCTAGTTAATAAAAACTAGGGTTCTAATAAATTTGTTAATTAATTATTATGATTGGACCCAACTTGGTGAGTTCTGTGTAACAGTTCCCCACGACGCTGTTAAGTGTGTTGTACTTGGCGGACGTATTGTTGATACCTGTGTTAGTGTACCATCAACTAAGTCAGGTGACCCTGGATTAGGTGGAGTGTAATCATCTGATAAATCTGTTTTAAGTGTAAGAACTGTTCCGTTTGATGGAATTGATCCAAATACTTGGATTTCGTTATCGCCATATCCTGAAGGTGGAATCTGATCGTATAACAGTTGTTCTGAAGCAGATATCGGTGTCATTACTCCAGTTCCTGTTAGCAGTGTTCTAGTTGTACCTGATCCACCAATTTTTGTTATACCTGTGTATGCAACACCTGCAATGGTTTTTGATGTTCCAACTCCTGAAATAACAATTGTTCCAGCTGCAGTAAGTGTGTTTGTCCATGAAGTATTCTGTGAACTTCCTGTACCACCTGTTCTTGACCATGACAAACGTATTAATCCGCCTGCATTGAAAAAGTATCTCAACTGGGCTCTACTTGCAAATGTAAATGTTTTTGTAAGCACTGAACTTGTATTCCAACTAGAAGTTGATACTGAACTTACTGATGCATCTGATCCTGAAGCTGCGGCGTTTAATTTTCCGTTGTATGTTGCAGTGACATTTGCACTTAGTGCTGAATAGGCTTCGATGGTAGCACCAGCTGACGGATTTGAAATTGCTGTAATTGATGTTCCTTGGTGACTGGCAAGAGTTGCGTTTCTTGTTAATAATGTTGCCCATTGCGAAGCAGTTATTTCTAATGTTGCCTGAACATTTGGAACTTCAGTTCCTTGTCCGTATCCAAATTCTGCACCGCCTACTCCAATGATAGAGTTAATGTTGGCTACTGATTGATCACCTGTACCGGCAGCATTTCCTGTTGCAAATATATTATAATCGTCATCTAGGATGGTATTTCCTGCTGAGTATGTCATTTCTTTTTAGTTCCTTTGTATTAGTATATATTATACGCTATTGCTTGTGGCGTCCTCAATTTGAGTCGGTCTCCTAAGACCTTAGTGTTCTTCTTTACCACGTCACCTACTCTTACAATAGCTGGTTTATTGTTTCTGCTTGTATTTATAGTAACTATACGATCTTAACAATCGCTTCTATACTGCCAATACCTTCGTCTATTTTGCTTTCTAAAGCTCTTCCAATTACATTAAAAGCTGTTGTTTCATCTAAGTTTCCTGATCTTGCTAAACCATTGCCAGCACTTACAAGTCTGTCACCCTTTGCAATAAAGCCAATTACATTAACTGGCACTCTTCCGCTCATTGCTATTGGTGGATGTGTTAGGTTTGATCCTGCATTACCATTCATCAAATATGCAGGTTGTGTTGATACAACACCAAAAACGTTGTTGCTCAATGCATCTACTGCAAGTGTAATTTCATTTATGCCGCCTAGCTCAACAACTGTTCCTGATGTGTATTCTGCATCTGCGTGAAAACGCTCTGCCATATCAGCATATTCTGCAGTTGTCGCTTTAGCAAAAATTGTATTAAATCCTCCTGTACTTGATCCAATGTTTCCTATTCCGGCACTTCCACCATTTATTATAGCAGTTAAAGCATTTCCAGAATTAATTGTTAAAGTCTTTGGAGCAACTAACCCAGCAGTAGCACCATCAATGGTTAATGCAGTAGTTGTTACGCCACCGTCGTTAACAGTCATTATGATATCACCATCTTGTGTTTGGTTAGCAACATATACGTCTGTACCAGTTACAAAGAGTCTTCCATCACTGTCTCCACCAACATACAACCCAGTATCACTTAATACACTTATACTTGTGTTGTTGCTTGTGGCTGCATCGGATCTCATAAATGATGTTGAATTTAATGTGTCTAATGTGTCTGCATTTGTTGCCGTTCCATTGAATACTGCGTTTGTAACAGTAGTACTCA